TAAAAAAGAGAAGGGCTTTCCCTTCTCTTTTTATTTTCCACGGTATCTCTATCTCCTATGCCGCTGCGCTGTCCCCAATCAGCTCTTTGAGCTCAGTGTATTGCTCGGTTGTGATGCGGTCAAACATCAGGAATACATCCAATTTTGCCTGCCACTGCTCTTTGTCGAGCTTGCCTGCTTTCTTCTGGCGGTTGATGGTGTTTTTTGTCATGGTGTAAATGTTCATACTTTTTTCTTCCTTTCTGTTTAAACAATGGGTTCCTGTGCCGCTTCCAGCATCAAAAGCCGGTATTCGGCATCAACTACGCTTTCTTCAAAGGTTGCTTTCAAAAGCTCGTGTTCTTCCTGCAACTTACGGTGATTTTCCTGTAGCTGCTCGTACTCCTCGCGCTTTACGATTCCCCCTTTCTGCTGCCGCTCTATTTTGAGGCTTTCGGCTTCCTCCACGGTGAGCAGCCCTCTGGCTACTGCCGTATCAAGGTGCTCATCGGTGGCATAGCCTCTGCGATAGCGCTCGATAATCTGTTCTTTTGTCATGGTGATTCATCCTTTCTTGTAGTCACTTTTGTGGTGTATGGTTTTTATTTTGGAGTTCCGGGCAGGTGGTAAACATCGTGCCGAAAGTCCTTCCACCGAAGCCGACCTCGTGGAGCGAAATCACAAAACTGTATAACTCAAGTGAATGGATAGCGCCAGAAGACGGATGGTTCAAAATTATCATTGCCGGGCGTGGCGGAAATGGTGGGCGTTCAGATTCGCGATGGGGGAAAAGCACAGCAATCAATATGGGAGCGGGCGGCGGCTCCCCAGGATGCGCTGTTAGTGAAATCGCATTACAGCAAGGCGAATCAGTAAGAATTACTATAGATGGATATAATTGCTCTTGCGTTATCAAAGACATATCCATGCAGGCTACGAAAGGCGGTGATGGTAAAACAGCCAGCACAACTGCAGAAAACGGAGGCGATGGAGGAAAATCCTCTGGAGGCAACAAGCACAACTATGAAGGTATCAGAGGGGTAAAATCAGGCGCTCAAGAGCAATCGAGGGATTACAGTTACACCTCCACAGTATACGGTCGAAAAGGAGGACAGTTAAATGTAGATGGGTATTCTTTTTATGGAGGAACCGGTGGCGGCGGCACGCTTGTGGCAGTTGAAGGTAACTCTAACGGCGTTCGCGTGTGGAATAGAGAAGTATCGCCAAGCGGAGGCAGCGCACCCATCTGCATCATCCTCCGCGGCAACACGAACATCCCATTGGATATGCAGAATGCTAGGGATATTACCGCCAATGCGTTGGCGATTACTGCTCTGGCGCAGGAACAGACCGGCATCTTACTGGGCACTCTGGCTTAGCATGATGCCGGTGACTTCCTGCTCAAGTCGGCTGTTATCCAGCATGAGGGTGGTAATATCCATTGCGTTGAGCTGGGCTTGGGTAAGGTTGGTGTTGCCTCGTAGAGCAACGATGTAGCCATAAGCAGGATTCGGCTTGTAGTTTTTTGATGGAAGACCCATGCCTGCAGCAGTACTATATCCCTCGTATGAGTTTGTGCCTGCCCATCCGCCTTCTTCCAATCCAATCTCAAAGCCACCTGTACCGCCGCTCGCTCCCGCTTTATTGACAAGGTTTCCTCCACTGGCACTTCCACCTCTTCCGCCTCTTCCACCGCTATCTCCTGTAGCTGCATCGTATCCATCGCTTCCAGCGCCAGCGGTTGCTGTCTGCCCTTGCGCTTGGATTGTGGCATAGCTGCCTACTGTCAAAGTTACGGTTTGCCCTTGCGTAAGTGCAAATACACTTACAACAATTCCTCCGGCACCACCGCCACCACCGCCTCTTCGCCAACGTTTTCCGTTTGGGTCAGTCCAGGTGTTGCTGTTTCCACCTTCGCCGGACTTTGCCACACCGATAAATTTAAACCATCCATCTTCTGGTGCAGTAAAGGTGGTTGAGGTGGTATATTTTTGCATTTCGCTCCACCCGGTAGGTTCTGCTGGAAACACATTTGGTACCAAATTTACAGTCTGCCCATTACTCCAGAAATATGAGCCTGCCGCATTTTTGAGAAAAACCGTTATGTACAAATTGGCACCATTCTTCTGACCTACCTTTGTAAACTGTACCGTTTTCCCCGTCACTTTCGGGTCGATTTCGGCTGTTGCGATTACCTCTCCGTCCTTTTCGGTGGTAGGCGTGCCGCCCTCTTTTTGGATTACTACATAGCCGGTGACAAAGCGGTTGACCGCCTCTCTGCCCTCTACCATCACAACAGGCAAATCGAAGCTGCCGGTGGTTGTTCCCTTTTCGTCCGTTGCCGCCAGATTGGTAACGGCTCCCGGCTCTTTGGCAGTGAGGGTAACGCTTGCGGTTGCTCCCTCCTGCTTGTCGTTAAGCTGACCTGCTTGGTTTACGGTAAACACCCGGTAGTGATAAGCCTGCGTGGAAAACGGCGGCAGGTCATAAAAGGTGTCATTGCTGCCCTCATAAGCCAAATCGCCATCGATGCTGGTCGCTGGCATTTCGCCGGCTTTTCGCCGCACCATGATTTTGTAGGCGTTCACATCTGCTGGGATTTTGGTTTTTACCAACACCCGATAGCCGTACTCCGGCGCGGATGCGTCCGCTGCACTCGTCTGCGTTACCTGCTCCGGTACAATCGGCTTGAGACTCAGGTTTGCCCTTGCCGGAGTGTCGCAGGCTGTGCCCTCGGCATTTACGGTGTACACCGCCCAGTGGTAGTCGATGTCATAGTTGGTGCTGGTGGTATCTCGCACAGTGGTGTCCTTGCCGGTGTATACTACCGTACCATCGCTCATGCTCGCCGGTGCGCTGCCCTCTTTGCGTACTACCACAATATGGTCGCGGTACACGTCAACCGGCAGCTGGATGGTAAGCGTTGCGGCAAAGGCGTTTTTGTCGGTGGTGTCCTTTGCACTCACACTGGTAGGTGCAAGCGGCTTTTGTGCCGGGATAGTGATTTCTGCGGTGGTCGCCGACATCTGATAGTTTCCGGCGGCATTGCGTGGGAAGTAGGCAAAAATGTATTTAACTCCCGCTTTTAGTCCGTTTGTATCATCAAATGATGTAATTTTGCCGTCTGCCACCAGCACACCGTCCGTTGGTCCCACCGGCGCCACATTTTCGCCTCTCACAATTCGGGTGGCATCCCAGTCCAACGATGGGTTGATGTGGGTACCATGGATTTTGAGCTGGGTGTTGGTGCTCTGGTTGCTCAACTTAATGCTGCTCGGCTCAATCGGCAAAGGCAGCGGTGTACCGATGGTGCCCGGATTGCCCAGCAGGTTGGAGTAGTAGGTTTTTGCCTCGCCCGATTTGGAGCGGTACAAGGATACCTGTGCATACATACTGATGCCCGGAATCTCTCTGAGTGCGTGGAAAATGATTTTTCCCTTGCTCTGCTCCGCTACCAGTCCGATATTTCCGTCCACCATCTGAGCAATGAGGTTCGGGTCCGCCTTGATAGCCAAATCCATGTTTGCAAGCACCGTCTCAGGCGGCAGCTGTGCCGTTACATCCTGGATGTAGGTCACCCCATCCGGGTCCCTGCTCCAACCGCTCTTGTTCAGATTTACTGTTGCCACCAGCAGCGGATTGTCCCAGTTCTCCCGGTCGTCCTCAGAAACATGAAGTTTCATGTCCTGAAAATGCCCCATATGAGCGGTCTGGTCCTTGTTGTGGTCGTCAAGGTCTTTAAAAGTCAAATTTACCCCATCGTAGGAAATGCTCAGATGAATGGCATCTGCATCCACTACAGAAAGCCTCATAACGATTTCCATTGGATTGGACATTCCGTTTACAACCGCCAGCTTAATCCATCCAGGAGCATTGGCATGGATGATGATATCACCGTCCTTATCGATAACGGCAATCTCGTATACCATCCAGCCGCCGACTGTAATCGGCACATTGGTTTTCGCCAAGACGGTGCTTGGGTTCGATGGGTCGAGCGTGGTAACGCACGAACCTCTCCAAACCTCATGCACCAGCTTTGTAGCGGTTCGGTCCGGGAGAACCGAAGAACCGTTTGCATCACCCAAGGCAATCTCTTTAATTTCCAGCGGAGTACCTGTTTTCAGCGCCTGCGCAATCTTTTCTCGCCCGATATTCGTGACAACCGAGTAATAAGGGCTGTCGTCCTCGGTCACAATCACACCTTGCTGAGCACGCGGTACGATTTTATCCATACTTTTTCCATCCTTTCTGCAATTATCTTGTATCAAGGTGATACTGCGTAAAGACCGTTCCGCTCGGCACAACCTTTGTGTTGATTGGATAGGTTGCAGATTTCATTTTTCTTTCCGATATTGTACAGGTGACGAGGTTTTGCGTAAATGCGGATGATTTTAATGTAGCCGGGTCCGGCTGAAGCTCTGTTTCTGCCCGGACATGGATTCCAACACCAGCAGCAGTCAAAGGAGGCAAAATAAACACATCTCCTGCTGTGTAGTGGTAAGGGAAAGAAACGGTCAGGCTGGCAGGTCCTTCCTCATTTTCCAGATATTTTATCTTGTCCGCTCCCCAAATCATCTTGATTGCGGAGATAATATCTTTGTAGGTTGCATTGGAGGTATTTTCCAGAATTTTGTATTTAAGGTATTTGCGATAGCGCACATCGTCAATCACATCGAAATCCAGATTGCCTGCCTGAGCCGCTAAAAGTCCTGCATCCGCTCGGGAAAGCACCACAATATCGCCGATGTGGTCTAACTGTGCTCCCTGCGCCCGATCTACATCCAAAATCAGTTTCATCTGCTCCAAACAGGAAAAAATTTGCTCAAACTGCCTGTCCCAGCATTGGCACAAGGCTTCTATTTTGGGCTTTCCCCTGAACTGCCAAGGAAAATCTTTTATCATCGGCTTCATCTAAGTTCCACCTCAATCCGTTTTTCCTCCACCAGAATCCTCTGTCGCACATCAGCGGCAATGTTTTTGTTTTCCCCATACTCTCCACTTTCCGGCGTTTTTCCTGTATCGGTAGTCGCAAAGGTTTTCACATCGATATACCCAATGCCGGTTACACTACGGTACACATCACCCAGCAGCTCCTGAATAAACAAGGTCTTTCCCGGAAGGATTTCCTCGCATTGAGAAACAAGGCTTTCCTTCACAAGGTCGGCGTAATTTGGCGGCAAGGCTTCTTTCCGGCTCGGCGTCAGCAATACTTTGAGCCAAGCATATACCGGCTGCGGACGGTTGAAACAAACCTCCACCGGCTGGCTGTCGTCGCTTGGAACCTCCACCTTTGTTGAGCCGTATGTCTGGATTCCTCCTGCCTTTTGCTCTAAAATCGCCCTCGCAATCTCCATATCAGAGCCACCGGAAACTACAACCTCGATGCTGTGCGGCGGTCTGCCGTACTCATCGGTCAAGTTTGTCTTGTTGTCGTAGCACCGCACCGATGTTACGCCCTGCACGCTGTCCAGAATGGAGGATTCGATGGAGTTTGTCATCCTTGTTGCATGGGCAGAAATACGCTTAATGTACGATTGTCTCAGCTCTGTATCCGTTTCCCTCATCCTACCAAGCACCGGTTCAATCAGATTGGTGCAGGACAAGAACCCCGGACGGTTTGTCACAATCTGCGTGATAGAGCTGCTTGGCAACTGGTATTTACCAAACTCCTGAGATTCAAACGTAATCAGGCTGGAAACGCTTGCTGTCGTCATGTTTTCACTCAGTAGAAGAACGTTGCTCTTCTGGATGTTTTTATCCTCAATCAGCAATTTCCCTTCCTGTATGGTAGCGGTATAGTTTTCCTTTGAGAGTTTATCCGCGAGCCCTTGCAGGATATTCTGCTCCCTTGGGTCCTCGCCGCTGCTGACGCTGTACAGTTCCCCGTTGATTCCGATGGTGTAAATATCGTTCCTGCCAACGGAAATGATTTTGATGGCTGCCTTGTTGAAGGATTGACGGGTAATCGCCTTATCCTCCGAACACAAAAACAGGGTCGGTGGCTGGGTAATAGAGGAAATCAGCGTGCCGGCTGGAATGGCAGAACCATCGTCCCCGGTGCAAAGGATGCTGTAAAAAGTCTTTTGGTTGGCAATTCGCCGCAATCCAGCAAACTGCACCGCATTATCAAGGCTGATTCCCTGTGCGCTGGATGGGTAGAATGAGTGGTACACCTCCTGCATCACTTCCCACAATTCCGCCAGCCGGTCCGCCTGCACTGTAAGCAGGACGTTCAAAAAGGATTCTGGATTTTCCATCGTATTGAATCCCCATGCCTTGGATAGCTCCTGATGCTCCTCTTTGTAGATAACATCCATCCTTTTGGGGATAAATCCTGTTGGTGTTACCCCGTAATTAGAGCCCATCAATCATCACCTCCTCTTCGATTGCCCCTTGCGTTGTCTGCACCCTGAAAGTAACCGTGCAGATTCGCAGACGTTTGTTAATTTGAATCCTAATATCTTCCACCCCAACCACCTCCTCCACGCTCAAAATCTGCTCGCGGAACAACTGCTCAATCACAGCCATGTTGGGTTTTTTTACAAAAACCTCGCTGAAGTACGGAAGCCCCAAAAGGGAACCAAACTTCCATTCCCCCAAAAACCAGCGCAGCCGTATTAAAATAGCCTGTCGGACAGAATCCGTCAGGCTAATATCTCCGCTGGGGGTAAGGTATAAATCCCCGTTTTTATCCAAAAGAAGGTCCTTCAATCGCCAGTCTTCCTTTCCTGCTACGCGCTTGGCGGACCAGATGTTCCGTCTCCGCTCGTGACATCGGTATGTGTATGATTTTTCAGGCTGATTCCGGCACCAATTACATCTCCCTGTGCAGTGATTTTCCCGCTTACTGTGAGGTTTCCTATCAAATCTGCGCCACTTCCAGTAATAGTTAGGGTAGTTCCTGCATTTTTCAGCGTGATTGTTCCACCCTTCATCTGCATAAACTGGCTGTCGTTGCGTTTTAGCAGCACCTCGTCGTTGGACAGCATCGCGCGGGAGTCCTTTTGCCGGATGATAATGGCGTCTTTGTTCTGCGCCTCTTGCATCAGCTCGTTTGGCTGCCGGCACACTCCCATGATAGCAATAGCATTTGTTAAATCATGCTTTAAATCTGGGAATTCTTCACCCCCGCTGCGCCATGCGTCTAATGCCTGCTCAGAAAAGAGGAGCAGGCACCCGTCCCCCGGTTTTACCGGAAAACAGATGCAGCTTTCCTGCGTGCTGCTTTGCTGGAAGTGTAGCGGAACCTTTGCGATTTGTGGGTAATCTACCTTCTGCCCGTCTGGGCGCTTGATTTTGCCTATCGGCTTTACAATGGCAGTACATTTGTCTGCATCGAAAGAAACAATCTCCCCGGGAATACAGGTATGTACCCCGTCCAGCGATTCTTGCACCGATTCCTTTAACTGCTGTACAAATTTTTGAATCATGTTTCTGTCTCCTTAATATGATACGTATTGATTTTACACGTATGATATGCTATCATAAAGTTAGTAGGGAGGGATTGCCACAATGCCGCTAAAACCACGAGAAATGGAAAAAATAATCCTTGATGATGGCTGGATTTTTAAAAGTCAAGAAGGCTCTCACAGACATTACGTACACCCCACAAAACCCGGAAAAGTTACCATTCCCTTCCATCAAGGAAAAGAGCTGAATAAAATAACCGAAAAATCAATCCGAAAACAGGCGGGGATTCAATAACCCCTGTCCGCTTGATTCTATTTAAGGAGGTTTTGTTATGTTATCAATCTATCCTGCTTGCTTCTTCCGAGAAAACAATCAGTATTCCGTTATCTTTCCTGATTTAAACTGGCTTGCAACACAAGGCGACAGCTTTCAGGAGGCGATGGAAATGGCAGTTGATTGCTTGGCAGGTT